GGTGATAGTGTTATTCAGTCATCATATTCAGCACTAAAAAACAGCAATGCGACTAATGATAACGTGGCTGGATTGGTGTTTGAGGCTAACATTAACGTGGTATCCATCCCTGATTTGATGAATAAATTGGGCGACTCTCACCAAGAGCAGCTACTTAAAAAGCGCCTATCATTAGCAGCAGCTCAAAAGGGCATACACGGTGACTTACTGATTGATAGCGAGGAAACCTTTACACGTAACAGCGCATCATTCGCCAACCTTGACAACATCATGGAGCGTTTCGCTATCTTAGTGGGTGCGACACAAGGCATACCAGCGAGTAAGTTTTTAGGACAATCGCCAAGCGGACTTAATTCAACAGGCGAAAACGAGCTTAAGAATTACTATGACGACATTAAGACGATGCAGACGCTCGAGTTACAGCCGGCAATGCAGATACTCGATGAGTGCTTAATCAGATCGGCACTTGGCTCACGTCCTGATGATATCAGTTATTTGTGGGCACCATTGTCACAGCCGTCATCTAAAGAGATTGCTGAGACTGGCGAAAAGCTAGCGAATACAATCAAGACTTTGGTTGATAGTGGACTATATGAAGCAGGTGAGCTGAGAGAGGCTGCAACGAATCAGTTTGTTAACTTTGACGTGCTGCCCAATCTTGGTGATGCGACACTATCAAGTGATGGTGAGCTTGATGATAACTTTGGCTTAGATGGTGAGGATGATGAACTACAACCTATCTGAGCTAGTCGGCAAAGCTAAAAATATCAAACTGCCTCGCATGGTTGAGCGTTTGACCAGTCAACGGACTTATCAAAAGATACTGCGTCGTATGCTCAAAGAGACAGGCAGCGAGATTAATAAGACCTTGCTTGCTGTCTATGCTGAGTCGCTTAATGAGGACAGCACGATAGAGACGGCTATTATCACTTACGCTGTGTTTACTGCATTAGCTCAAGCCACAGAGGGCGCTAAAACGGCTGTCAGTCAGCTTATAGCGCAAGAGTCGGTATATCTGGATAAGGCGTTTGTTCAAGGCGTTAAATCGGCAACTAAGGCTGATATAAGCGCATTGATAGGTGTTACTGATACTGACGACCTGATAAACAACATCGTTAAGCGCAATGTGTCGTTAATCACTGATTTATCAGAGCAGACACGCACACGTATTGAGCAAGCAGTTATTAATGGTCAAATCAACGGCACGACTCAAACACAGCTAAAAAAAGAGCTGAATGAGATATTAGGCAAACAGGCTAAGCGTGGTGATTTGATAGCGTCTGACCAGATGGAGAAGCTCAGCTCAGAATTAACCTCGTTCAGAGCCAAGCAAGCAGGGATTTATCGGTATGTTTGGAGGACTCAGCAAGATAGCCGAGTCCGTGACCGTCATGCTGCACTAGGCGGCACTATCCAAGATACTAGAAATAGCTCACATGGCGATAATGGTCAGCTACCACGGCAACCAATACGTTGTCGCTGCTATGCTCAATGGTTGCTTAGTGATGATGATTAATCGAGCTAAAACCATTGTGTTTGTTGGGATTGAAGGCGTATTTATGATATAATAGAGATAGCAAAAAGCCACTATTGCTACTAACAATAATGGCTTTTCTAATCAAAACTAATCTGTCTAGGAGTTAGTGATGACTGACCGCAATTCTACTATTCAAAGCCCATCTAAGCAAGTCAAAAGAAAGAGAATAACAACAGACGAGTTTATAAAGCGCTCAAAAGCAAGGCATGGCGATAAGTTCACTTACGAGCACACCGTATATAAAAATTGCAGGGTAAAGGTAAAGGTTACCTGCCGGAAACACGGTGTTGTCGAAGTCAGGATGGACGGCCATCTAGAAAACTATGGCTGTCCTCATTGCGGCCTTGAAAATAATTCGTGTAGGCTTAGTCGAGAGGATTTTATCGCCAAGTGCGTAGCTGTTCACGGCAGCTTGTACGACTATAGCTTAGTGGAATATACAGGCAACAAGAACCATGTAAAAATAATATGCGCAGATCATGGTGTGTTTTTGCAAGTACCTTCTCTACATATGAGCGGTGCTGGTTGCGCTGACTGTAGTAAGAACAGGAAGATTACTACAGAAGTTTTTATTAGAAGATCTAAAGCATTGCATGGTGGTAAGTACGGATACCAATTAGTTGAGGTTGTAGGGTATAACAAACCCGTAAAGATATTGTGTAGTAAGCATGGTATTTTTAAGCAGTCAGTGGGCGTTCACCTTAATGGTAGCGGTTGCCCTAAATGCTCAAACTACGGGGCGCTCACCTCTGATGATTTCTATAGAGCTTGTGTTAGAAACAATAAAGGGCAAGGAGTTTTGTATGTCATTGAATGCCTATCTGGGGAAGAGAGTTTTTTTAAGATAGGGATAACATCGCACTCAGCTAAAGCGAGGTTTAAGAGTGGCATGCCCTACAGTTACAACACTGTCTATGAGGTGATGGAGAGCCCGTCTGTCATATATGATTTAGAGGTTAAGCTGCACGCCTTTCTAGAAAACTACAGGTATAAACCGGTAATTAAATTTAAAGGCTATACAGAATGCTTTACCACAATAAAACCTATTGAAAGGTTGCTAAAAAGACTATCAACTACTGAGCAACTACAGCTACTAGCTTAACAGTACCAAGCAAAACAACTTACAGCCACTCAAACGAGTGGTTTTTTTACGTCCATAAAAAGGGCATGACATGAAATTTACAGACCGCGCCCAAATCGGGGGCATGAAAGAGACGCAGGACGGCTATCTAGTTGGGTCTTTGCGTTGTGCTCGCACAGGCTTACAGAGCTATCTAGGCAGTGAGCTAGGGTTGCCTACCAATGACGTTATCAGCGTTTACAGGCCTGAATCAGAAGTGTTTAGCCGTGAATCCTTAGCGAGCTATGCAAACAAGCCTATTAGTGACGACCATCCACCAGTAAACGTAGATGCGACCAACTGGAAAGAGTACGGCAAAGGCGATATTGGTAGCGATGTTGTCCGTGATGGTGAGTTTGTCAGCGTGTCCTACAAAATCATGGACGGTGACACTATCGCAAAGGTCAAAGCGGGCAAAGCTGAGGTATCAATGGGTTATATGGCTGAGATTGAGTTTGCCGATGGCGTAACACCTGACGGTGAGCCGTACCAAGCCATACAAAAGAATATACGAATTAATCACCTTGCGATTGTCGATAGAGGTCGCGCAGGTTCTGAATGTGGTTTTAGCGATTCCGCTAACTCCCTTAAATGGGGAACGTCCCCGATAACCAAAGTCTTAGGAGATCATAACGTGGACTTGAAAACACTAATTGTGGACGGCTTAACAGTTGAAACCACGCAAGAAGGGCTGGCGTCTGTAAACAAGATTGCTGATGCCAAGAACGAAGCAGTGAAGGCACTTAATGATGCAAAAGTAGCACATGATGCTGCTATTGCCGCTAAAGATGCCGAGCTTGCCACTAAAGACGCTGAGATTGACACGCTAAAGGCCGCTAAGCTGTCCGACGCTGACATTGATGCAATGGTACAGGCTCGCAGCGACTTACTGGCTAAAGCCAAATCTGTGGCTGATGCTGACTATACCGGACTGGCTGACAGCGCTATCAAAAAAGCTGCTGTGGTTGCCAAGCTAGGTGATGCTGCCGTTGAGGGCAAAACCGAGGCTTACATTGACGCTCGCTTTGACATCTTGGCTGAGTCAGCCGAAAAGCAAGACCCATTTGCTAACGCCATGAATGACCATAAGCCACAAACCAAAGTGGCAGATCATGGTCAGTCAGCATACGAGCAGAGCATCTTGAATCGTTCAAACAAAATTAAGACAGGGGCATAAGCGATGAACTTTAAAAATGAAATGGACAAAGGTGTTGCTGGTGCAATTGCCAACACTGAAAACAGCAATATCATTAGCCGAACAGTCGAAGATGCCGCTGGTATCGCGTTTGGTCTGGCAGTGGCTCAAGGCGTCAACGACAAAGGTTGCCGAGCTGTGACTACTGGCGATACTAAGTTTGTTGGTGTGACGGTACTTGACCGTACTGCTGGCGACCTCACGGGTAATGGCAAGTTTGTGCAGTACGAGTCAGCACGAATCATGGAAGAAGGCGTGATTTGGGTCGAAGTTACTGCTGCTGTCGCTGCTGGTGACGCTGCCGCTGTTGATTTGGCAACTGGTAAGTTTAATTTGCTGGGTGCTGCAATGGCTGGCGCTCGTTTTGAAACCTCGGCTGCAAGCGGTGGTCTTGCTCAATTACGTCTAAAATAGGACACGAAATATGAAACAGTATGATGCAGTATCAATGCTTGCGTTTGTCGAAAATCAGCGCAATCACATTGAAACCGAAGTAAACAAAACCGTTTTCCCTGAAATTGTTTACCCTGATTTGGTGCCAGTTGATAACAGCGCCCCTGAGTGGACGAAAACAATCACGTTCCGCAGTGCTGAGACGTTTGGTAATGCTGATTGGATTAACGGCAACGCCAATGATATTCCAACCGCTGGTAACAAATACGGCGAATCACAGTCAGAGGTACACATGGCTGGTGTGGGCTACGCTTACGGCTATGAAGAAGTGCAAGCGTCATTAGCTTATGGCGTCAATCTACAAAACAATGATGCTATTGCAGCGCGTGAGACGTATGAGCGTTTTGTGGATAAAGTAGCTATCACTGGTGATGCAAGTAAAGGTATGCAGGGCTTAATCAATACGTCAGGCGTTACGCTTGAGTCGTCTCTTAAGACGTTTATTACGTCAACCGAAGATGAGATTTTAGCGGCCATTAACAAACTAATCAGTGGTACGGCTGCCGACACTGAATATCAGATGGCAGCCGATACGCTATTGCTACCGTACAGTGTGTTTACCTACCTTGCCTCTACGCCACTATCAAGCAAAGAGGGTGGTACTTTGTTGAGCTTTATTCAAAAGTACAACACGTACACCGCGACAACTGGTCAGCCGTTGACGATCCGCGCTATCAGCCGTCTTACAAATGGCGGTACAGGTGGCACAATCGATCGTGCAGTGGCTTACTCAAACAATTCGCGCGTGCTCAAATTGCATATTCCAATGATGCACCGTTTCTTACCAGCGGTTCAAGTGGGTGCGCTTAACTATGTTGTTCCGGGAATCTTCCGCTTGGGTGGCCTTGAGGTTCGCACTAAAGAAGCAATGCGCTACATGGATGGAGTGTAATCATGGATATTACCAATAACAGTAAAAGCCGTTTAAACCTGCCTGATGGACAGTCTCTAAAATCAGGTGAGACAGTAAATTCGCCTGATTTTGACCAAGACAACCGCGTTATGAAAGCGTGGATTGATGCTGGCTTAATCTCAGTTGCAAAAGGCGCTGAGAAAGAAGCCAAGTCAGTCAGTCAAATGACAATCAAAGAGCTTGAGACTTACATCAAAGCCAATGGCGGTGAGTTTGCCGAGTCGGACAACAAGCCTGAATTGCTGATGATCGCGCAAGACATTGAAGAACAACTAGCAGACAACCAAGAGTAAATACCATGGACTTAGCATCATTTAAAGCGCGTTACCCATCATTTACTGATGACGTAGTGATACAGCAAGCGTTAGATGATGCTGGGCTGTTTATTACTATCTATGACATTGCTGATAGTCAGTTAGAGATGGCTATGGGCTATCTGACAGCACACATGCTCACGGTGCCAAATGGCGCTACTGAGCAGAGTGTGACAAAAGTAAAAGCCGATACAGTCGAGGTGCAATTTAGCGATAAAGATAACCTCGTAAACGACTGGCTCGGTCAGTCCAGCTACGGACGCATGTTAGAACTGTTAATCAAACCAAAAGTTAAAGGCATCGGCATGGTGGTCGTGTGATTAACGCGATTATCAATAAACACCTGCCTCGCGCCTTTGACAACCAATTGAAAGATGCTGTTACTGCATTTACTGCAACTCGAAAAGGTACTGGCGGTGCTTACGACACTGAATTGGGCGAGTATGTAGGCGCTGCTGATGTCACTTACTCAGGACGTGGTACGTTTGGCAGCTATTCAACAATGGAAGCTCAGGCCACACAGATTGAAACGACAGACGTTAAGCTGACAGCCTTACAAATCGAAGTCACAGACACGCCAAAAGTGGACGATGTGATTGTTGCTGACGGTCAAGATAGGCGCGTCATGGACGTGAGTCAGGATCCAACTAAGTCAATTTGGATATTGCAGCTAAGAGGATTATCACTATGAAACTAACAGCGGAATTAACTACAACCGAACAAGGTACTTTTTACGCTCTACATGCAGACGGCAAAATGATATCAAAGCAAAGAGCTGTGAAACTAGAACAAGAGCTTGGCGAATGGGATTTGTTCACGGTCACTTTTGAAGGTCGTGTTGGCAAAGATGGCGTAATGCAAATCTGCGAGGTCTAGCATGTGGGATAAAGCACCAAGTCTATTCGCTGACGTTGTGACCAAGGACGCGGTAAAGCGATCAAAAGATATTGCTACCGATATGCTGACGGCTGTGGTTGACCATAGTGCTGTCGATACAGGCGTATTCAGTGCAAACAATAGAGTGTCGGCTGGTACACGAGCTGGTCAATTCAACCCTAACGACTATTCAGGTCGTGCGGGGGCAATGGCTCGTGGTATATCTGATATAAACGGTTTGCCTAACGATAAGCTGCAAGATATTTGGGTATACAACGACACACCATACGGAATCTACCTTGAGGATGTCGCTAGATACAAAGGTTCTGCACAGAGTCCCGATGGAACATATTTGGTCAGTTTCTTAGCAGTATCAATGTTTTATCGGTGATATAATAGACTAAAACAAGGGGTTTATTATGAAGATATTAAAGATTGCTGAATCGGTTGTAGTTGTAGCTATTGAAGCCTATGCCAAGCGCCTTAATAGAAATCTTGAACAGGCTAAAAAAGAGTATTGGCGTAAGCACTATCATGACTGTTTTGGCACGCCTGAGAATTACGCCAAGACGATGAGCAAGATAACTGGTGAGAACAAGGACGGTTGATATGATTGTACTAATTAAAAATTTACTGGGATTGTATAGTCCGTCTAAGCGCGATATTGAGCTTAACAGTCACGCACTTAAAGGTGCGCTTGATGGAATAAAAAAAGCCAGTCGTGACCATGCGCCTATTCAGGGAGTTGTGCATGAGCGTGAATATGTCTTAGAGCGCAGACCGCAAAATAAACCACAAGAAAATACAGGTGTTCGCATAACCATCAACAATGACGGTACTACTAAAACCGAGCGGTACATAGACGACACGCCAGACCAAGAATATGACTGGTGTGCCTTTTACATAGGTAATGATAGATATGGTCATTTTGGCGGCTGGGGTTGGTTGGCTGTGGCCGACTTAACGGAATACGATGATGACTATCGCAATGCTGTCAATGATTTAGATGCTGGCGATATGGACGCAAGCCAAGCGGCTGACATTATCAATGAGGGCATCAAGAAAGGCGACTTGCTAATAGCGAAATCTCACAATCCCGTTGAAGCCATGCGCCTATTGTGCGAAAAGCTAGATAACAAGGACGGTTGATTATGGACACTAAAGAGCTACAAGCAAGGCGAACTCAGCTAGAGCGTGATATTGCCAAGTCTGTTGATGTGCTCGTGGCAGAATTTAACGATGATACCAACATAGGTGTTAGGCAGGTATCAATCAGCAACATGGATATAACAAGAATGGGCGACGATTGCACTATTAGACTGCATACATGCGAAGTTGATTTAGATATTTAGTAGAACCACAAACACCAAGCCCTAATCAGGGCTTTTTTATTGCCCAAAATAAGGCGCTGATTATGAAATGGTTATTGATTGCTCTAGTAGTGATAGCTGACAAGATTTACGATAAATACTTTGATGAGGCTGACGATGATTAACGTAATGATGTATCTCGGAGTTTATATCCTAGCTATTTTGGCTATCTCTTTGACGGTTGGCTTGGCATGGTTTCTTATCGTCGGTCGCTCACTAGCAAAAAAGAACACGGTGTTTGATAAAGAGCTTGATGCTATGGCGCAGCGCATCAAAAGGCGCAACGAGCTAAACGGCAGAGCCACTGACCATCAAATTGACTTAGATGTTGTCAGACGTGGTGGTTGGACTGGGCCTATACATCAGTCAAATAAAGCGCCACCGAAACCACCGCACAATCCGCACAAGTAAGGGCAACCAATGAGCAAAGAAGCCATAAGAAAACTGGTAGAGGGTAGATTTGCCTCATTCACCTTTGATGGGATTGAAGCCACAGACAAGTCCTATCCCAATATACCAAATCAGCCTATCCCAACAAGCGGTAGGTGGCTCAGATTGCACGATATAGAGTTTGTGCTACACAAGATAGTCAGCATTAGCTCAGAGCCGTGTACGAGACGCACAGGCGTGATTGTGATAGACGCATTTGAGCGTTTAG